CTGACTGGAATGCGGTCATGGCTGAGCGCGGCGAAATTCGCAACGCCTGCATCGCCGGTAACGACCGTGCTTGTCGCATGTACGAGGTCGAATATGGCCGTTGATCAGGTCCGCGAGTTCCTCCGCGATCCGCTTGTTGTCGCCGTACTGGGCGGCGTGCTGCTTACCGGCCTCTATTGGTCGCTGGTGTTCGCCCTGCGCTGCAAGGGTGGTCGCAATGGTCGGTGATCGCGCGGTGCTGGCCGGGTCGGGACTCCCCTCGTCTAACAGGGGAGTCAGTGAATTCAGGAACGCCGATGGAACCCTGACGGTCGGCATCGACTGGTTTTCCGCCTCGGTCGACATGTTCGCGGTCCTCAACGAACTCGCCTTCCGCGACGGCGACTCGTTTGAAGAGGTCCGCAACTGGATCGACTACAGCGCCGATAACGCCCGTGTCGTCGCGTTGCAGATGTTTTGCTGGTTCTTCGCTGGGTTGGGCCTTGAGCTGGATGAAGTAGCCGGGGGAGGCGCTTCTACCTGTGGCGCGTCAAGAATCATCAATGCCGAAAAGAAGTTCGTTGGCATGATCGAGCTGGGTGGCGACAACTGCCGTCGCGCTGATGGCACGTATACGGCTCGCATCGAGCTAACTGGCGAAGGGTGCAAATCGATAGCCGCAGCGCGCTGCGGCCATGCGCAGCGGTGGCTGGAGCTTCGAGCGAAGCTCGAAAGCTGCGGCGGAAGGATCACCCGTCTAGACGTATGTGCCGACGATCTGATGGGCAAGTACCCCTTGCGCCTGGCACAGAAGTGGTACGACGAAGGCGAGTTCGACAATCGTGGTCAGCGCCCGAAGGCCCAGCTGGTTGATGACTACGACAGTGGGGACGGCAAGACCCTGTACGTCGGCGGCAAGAAGTCGGAGAAGCAGCTTCGCGTCTATGAGAAGGGTCGGGAGCTGGGCGACAAGGCCTCACCATGGGTGCGCTATGAAGCACAGTTCCGCGCGTCCAATCGCAAGGAATTGCCGCTCGATCTACTCCGCGACCCTGCCGCGTACCTGCTGGGGGCGTATCCCGTTCTGCGCTTCCTGCGCTGCATTTCTTCCCGCATTGACGTCACTAAAGCGGCAGCGGTTGCGACGTTCAAGAGCGCATGTCGCCACTTCAAGCGCCAATACGGCGGCTTCGTCAATTTCGTGTTCCGCACCTGCCCAGATGAAGAAGTGGCAGTGGCGGTCTTCAAATCCTGCACTTCGCCAAAGCTGCCGAAGTGGGCAACAGGAGACGTAGCAGCGAACTGGGCCACAAGCGTGGTCATACAACCAACCTGAAAGGGGTAACTACACATGAGCGTCAAGGTCACTGTCCTGAAAAACGAAATCGATGAGCGCGGCGGCAGCTTCAAGAACGATGCCGGTGACAACGTCGAGTACACCACCCGCAAGCAGAAGGCCAAGCTGGAAACCGGCGGCTTTGCCTATCCGTTCGATGTGCGCCTGGACAAGGGCCAGCCCGGCTACCCCGAAGGTGAGTACGAGCTCGATATCGAGTCCATGTTGCAGGTCAACAAGGGCGTTGCCTCGCTGAGCAAGTTCACGGTCCTGCGCCCGCTGCACAAGGCTGCACCTCGCGCCGCCACCCCGTAACCAATCGAGCCGTGGCCGTGCCTTTGGCGCGGTCACGGCGAAGGAGTCCCTATGGAAGAGACCGTTCTTGTTCTGCACTGCAAGGCATCCGATTTCGATGCGGCAACAGGGCAATGCGCGCACCCCTTCTATGGACCAGCGCCGATCCTTTTGCCACCGATCAGCGTTGCCGATTCCCTAGTTATCAGCTGCTCAATCGCAGGCATGTGGGGCGTCGGTTTCATGATCCGGCAAGCACGCCGGGTCACAGGTGGCTAATCACCCATCCAGAGAGAAGACCATGATCAAGAACCTCCGCAATATCGGCCTGAAGGCAGCCGCCATCGCGTCCACCGCCTTGGTGGCTGCACCGGCCTTCGCTGGTGACCTGGCAACCGCCGCCACCGAAGGCATGGACAAGGGCGAACTGATGCTCATCGGCGCTGCTGTCCTGACGCTGTGCGGTGTCGTCGCGTTGATCAAGAAGGGCCAGCGCGCCTCCGGCGGCTGATTCAAGCAGTGCCACACGGGGCGGGGAAACCCGCCCTTTTTCATTTCAAGGGGAACGTCATGGCATACGCAGGGTATTTCGTGATGATCGGATTTTTGGGGGCGCTATGGCTCGCACTGGATGGTTGATTCAACTCAGCCTGCTCGTGCTACTCGGCGTAGCCCCTTGGTCTGCGCACGCACAGGCTCAACAGTGTGCAAACAACTCCGCAAATTGCACCCAGCCACAGGCTTATGCGGCGTGCCGTGCTGAGCTTTCTTCCTACATCGCCATTCGAAAGGACTTTGCAAACCAGAATATGGAATGCGTCCCCGTTGGCAGCGGTGGCAGAACCATTCAATCCAAGTTCCAATACAAGACGAGCGCTAACTCTGCGTGGTTCTCAGGCAACTACCGCACGTACACGTGGACCAAGGGTTGCGATGTAGAGCCCACGTACACCGGCACCGGACCATGGTCATCCGGAGGTTCGGCGAAGAATGGCAGCATCGGTTGTCGCAATGGCTGCGACGGCATGTGGTCGACTAATGCCGACGCCACGAAGACCTGGACACCGACCGGTGACATTTGCCCCGAGGATGAAAAGAAGAACTGTGACCACATGGGCGACGGCTATTACTGGAACAGCCTTCTGAAAGTATGTGAGCCGCCGGAGGGGAAGTGTCCGGGTGGAACGAAGCCCAACTCGCTCGGGCAATGCGCGCCCGAGCCATGCCCTGATGGCATGGCACAGCAGCCAGATGGCACGTGCAAGAAGAAGGAGAACGAATGTCCAGCAGGGCAGGTGAGGTCGCCAGATGGCCGGTGCTTACCCGGTGACGGGCAGTGCGCAAAGGGCGAGGTTCGCGGTCCAGATGGAACCTGCAAGAAGGATTCCGACAACGATGGTCAGCCCGATGAGCCGGGCGAAAAGGAGAGCTTTGCAGGTGGCGATGATTGCAGCATGCCGCCCTCGTGTAGTGGATCACCGATCCTTTGCGGTCAGGCCCGCATCCAATGGCGCATTGACTGCAATACACGAAGGAACCGGAACATCGCAGGAGGTTCCTGTGCCGCGATGCCTGTTTGTACGGGTGAGAAGTGCGATGCGATGGAGTACGCAGGCCTCTTGATGCAATGGCGCACCGCGTGTGCCGCAGAGAAGCTCGCCAGCCAGGGCAACAACAACGGCGGAGATGGCGCGCAGCCTGAGTGGACTAAGGTGGGCGGCATGTCCACCGATCCGGGACTTGGTGCTTCACCCGATGACACGAAAGTCCTAACGGTCAAGAGGCTCGGGGTCGAGCAGTTGGATCAATCCGGCTTCGGCGGTGGCGGCAGCTGCATCGGATTTGCGGTCAGCGGCGGCAGCGGCATCGGCTCGGGCTTTGCGCAAGCGATGGCATCGCCTCCCGACTTCTTCTGCAGCTACATCATCCTGATTCGCGCAGTGATCATTCTTTCCGCAACAGTCACGTGCGCCTTCATCCTTACCAGTGGAGGGAAGAACTAATGCCAATGATCATTGCCGCGCTTGTGAGCATGCTCCTGCAGGCGCTCCGCCAGTACCTACCGGGCATCATCGGGCGCGTTCTGCTTGCTTTCGGTATTGGCCTCGTCACTCACGAGGTGGCACTACCAGCCGTCAAGAGCTTCATTCAGAGCAAAATCTCCTCCCTCGGCCCCGTACTTGTCGCCTATTTCGATTACACCGGGTTCGGCGTGGCCGTCACGATGATCCTTTCGGCATGGGCGGCCACCTATGCGCAAAAGGCCATGCTTGCGAAGCTGGGGTCCAACTAATGGCGCTCTATCTCGTTACCGGCCAGCCCGGGCACGGCAAAACGGCCTATGCCCTGGACAAGGCGTTCAAGTTCCAGAAAGAGGGCAGGGCGATCTACGCTCACGGCGTCAAGGACCTCGACTATGCGAAAGCGGGGTGGGCGTATCTTGATGACCCTACCCAGTGGGAAGCGTTGCCCGACGGATCCGTCGTGTTGCTCGATGAGTGCTACACGATCCTCCCGAATCGCAACCCCGGCGCGAAGGTTCCGCCGCACATTGAGGCGATGGCACGTCATCGCCATCGCGGTTTCGACTTCATACTGATCGCACAGCAGGGTTTGCAGCTAGACCCGTTCCTGCGCGGCCTCTATGAAGAGCATGTGCATGTTCGACAGACGTCAATCATGCGCAGCAAGACCAAGCTCAAACGCTGGAATCAGTATCAAAGCAACGTACAAGCTGTTTGCGCCGACACGGTCGACTGGGTGCGGCCTAAGTACGTGTTCGACTACTACACCAGCACCACGATGGTGACCACCAAGCGGCAGATGCCCATGTGGCTGCGCTACCTGATCCTTGGCGTTGTTGTCCTGGGGATCATCCTCTTCGGGATCCGGTGGTACTTCGCATCCAAGATCGCGGAATATGGAGCCGAACGGCCGGCGGCTACACAACCGGTAGCGCGTGCTGCCGCAACTGCCGACAGCGGAGCGGCGGCGGGTGCGGCGGCTCCGCGCGTCTACGAGACAACTGCTCAGTACGCAACGGCTCACAATCCTCGCATCGGGACTATGCCCTGGACTGCACCGATCTACGACCAGCGCGCTGTGACTGCTGATCCGCAGCTGTACTGCATCGCGAGCGGCGAGGGGCTAGATGGAAATGGCCGACACACTGAGGCCACATGCACGTGCCTGACAGAGCAGGGCACGCGCTACGATTTGAGTCAGCCCGAATGCCGCACACTCGCGCGCAATGGACCGGCATACAACCCATACAGGACGACGCAACCGCCACCGCCCGCGCCAGTTCCGCCCATGCCAGCCACCTCAGGCGACCGGGCTACTGCGGGCATACAGGGCGCCGTGATCAGCCGCGGTGATCGCGCCAATGGCAGCTTTCCGGAGTCGCCCGCGTTTGAGACCAGCAGCTATATGACGAGCCCGACGATCCCCACCAAACTCTGAAATATGTGACGCATCACGGGCAGGTTTCGCCCGGCACGTTCTCCCATCCACCTGGAATGCGTCGAAACGCTACGCCGTCTATGCAGCGAACATCTGCACGCTTCCGCTGGATCTCGCGTTCTGCCTGCTCTCGTCGCGCGCGAACCTCGGCCAGCATCGCTTTCCGATCCGCCACGGGTTCGGATCCGCCACGGGTTCGGGCTGGGGAGCTTGATCGGCGGTGGCCGACTCGCTCGGTGTGTCCTCAGCTTGGAAGCGCGCATTCCAAGCGCTGCCGGTTCTGAGATGCAACCAGATTCCGGCACCGGCCATACCCAACAGCAGCACGGCCCACAGGCCGAGCCACGGGAACTCCCAGCGTGTGCGCGGGATGGGTTGCAGGTACTCCGGTCGTTCGCGTTCCATACGGCCCCCAAGGCGTCCTGCGCGCATTCTAGCCGGGGTGTAGGGGCGGCGCCCCTACGGAAGCGCCTCACATGCGCTGGCGAGGCATCGGCCCCTGTATCGGCAGGCCTGCCGCTGGTGGCTCGGCGTCGGGACCAGCTATCGCCACCGCCGACCGCTGTTTGCGCCGGCTCACCACGTCCCGCAGATTGACGACAGTGGCAGGATGATGGCGAATGCCGGCGTTGCGATTACTCACATTTCTGGAACTGTCGATCGACGGCACCGAGCGTGCAGCTTCCATCATCCGGCGCCATTCCTGCGCTTGGCAGGCGGTGAGCGACAGCCAGGCCAGATCTTCGGGGAGCAGCTCGCGGCCTTCGGGCGTGATCAGGCGATCACCAAGGAAAGAAAAACCGGCCCATGGGCCGGTCAAGTCGATACGGTGGTGCGGGTCGAACTCAATCATGCCGCGATCTCATCCTTGGCCGGGGACTGAGGGCGCAGGCAAGAGCCGAGCCAGAGGCCCAGCCATTGCCACGCCGAGGACACGAATGCCGTCACAACCCGATACAGCATTTCGCATAATGTATAGACCGTGGGCTTATCAAAGCCCGCAACGGCGGCCTGAGCCTTGTGGGGCAGGGCAAAGCCAACAGCCAAGCACAAGGCCATCGCGGTCGCCGCTAAGCGCTTCCAGAAAGTGCGCTCCGGCGAAGTAAGCGCCGCACGCTTCATGATCTCAATGGCCTGTTTTTCAGGCTCCGGATGCCCTTGGATACGAAGCGCATCCGCCACTACCCATACCTGCGGCACGCGCCTGCCCATGCGGTAGTGACCGATTGCGCCATCCGTAATTCCGAGCAGCGGCGCCAGTTTTGAATAGCTCTCGACCTTGGCCGCTACGCGGGTTCGCTCAAAGAAGTCATTCCAGTCCATAGCCGCCTCGGGTTGGTGTACGGGTGTAGCCTACAGGTGTTGACACCTACGGATGTAGGCGCGTATAAAGCCCCCATCGCCTATGGATGTAGGCGATCCCGCCACCGGCACCCCAAGGCCGCTGGCGGGTCCTCTTGGGGCTTGGGGCAGGGGATAGGGATGATCGATCCGCTCATTACCTTCGTGCTGCTGGCGGCCATCGTGGCCGTGTCCATTGGCGGCGCTCGCATCGTTTCGTGGCTTCTCGACCGGCGTGACTACACCGCCTCGCAGCAGTCCCGCGAAGCCCAGGTCATCGCATTCGCACAGGCTGAGATTGCCGCCACCAAGCGTGGCGATCTTCTGGCCGCCGCCCGGATCGCGGAACAGCAGGAGGCCCGCCGTGCGTAAGTTCGATTGGTGGGTGGTTCCCTTCGTCATTTTCATGATCTGCGGGGCGGGGCTTGGATTCTGGATCGGCACCGCGTTCGCAG